ATGACAAGAAACGAGGTCCGCGAGAAAGAGGATATGAACCCGCTCGACGGTCTGGACGAGCCGCTTGTGCCCATGAATATGGGCGCTCCTGGTCAACAGGAGCAAGAAACGAAGAAGGAACCGAATAATGAAATATAGCAGAATTTTACAAGCTCTCGCCATGGAACCGTGGGCGATCCAGCAGGAAAAGCTCCACGCGATCTGTGAGGTTATTGCATCGCGTATTATTGCAGGGCAGCCCGTAGACGCAAAATTCACACCGGCACAGGACCGCAGGATAGCCTCGAAAAAAGGCGCAGTCGGGGTTGTTCCAATCTCGGGCGTCATTAGCAACCGCATGAACATGGTCGATAATATGTCCGGCGGCGCGTCAACGGAACTTATCGGCAAGCAATTCCGGGCCATGGTCAAAAACGACGATATCAAAACCATTATTCTGGACGTTGACTCCCCCGGCGGAACGATTTCAGGCGTCCCTGAGCTGCACGATACGATTATGGCCGCGCGCGGCGTGAAGCCTATCATTGCGCACGTTAACGCGCTGGCGGCTTCTGCAGCATATTGGCTGGCATCCGCAGCCGACGAAATTGTTGTTACACCCTCCGGTATGACCGGCTCAGTGGGCGTTTACATCCTTCATGAAAACTGGAGCAAATTTCTTGAAAATGAGGGCGTTGAGATCACTGGCGTTTTTGAAGGCGATCACAAGCTTGAAGGAAATTTCTGGTCGCCCCTTTCCGAAGAGGCGATAGAGCACCTGCAGGAGCGCGTCAAAACTGCATACGATCAGTTCATATCGGCGATTGCGGCAGGCCGAGGAGTGGACAAGAAAACTATCCTTGAAAACTACGGGCAGGGCCGCGCGTTCGGCGCGAAGGAGTCCGTAAAGCGCGGGATGGCTGACCGTATCGGGACATTCGAAGAAACACTGGACAGATTCGGCGTTACAGCCGACGGGAGAAAGGCGAAAAGCCCCGACCCTGCGCCGCATTCTCTGGATCTCTACAAGCGGCGCGCACGACTGAGCGAGATCAAGAACGCCTGACGTTCAGGCACAACCCAACCCACGCCCGGCACTCGCCGGGTTTTTTATTACCAAAAAGGAGAATTGAAATGAAAAACCTTCAAAAACTGAGGGAAGGCAAGGCTGCTGCGGTCACCCTGATGACAGGATTGATTGACAAAGCCGAAGAAGAAAAGCGCGACCTGACCGATGAAGAAAAGGCACAGTTCGATGAGCTGGAAGCCGAAATTCAGAAGACAGATGCGGAAATCAAGCGCCTCGAAACGCTTGAAGCCCGCAAGGCTGAAGTCGAACAGGTTATTCCGGCTGCGGCCCGCAATGGCGGCCCGACAAATGCGCCGGGCGACCCCGCCAAAAAAGAATTCGAATCCATTGGCGAGTTTCTTTTCGCTGCCACCATGAACCCGAACGATCAGCGCCTTGTCTGGCACGACCGTGACGTACAGGGCGAACAGCGTATGGACACAGGGACCAAGGGCGGCTTCGCTGTCCCGACGCAGTTTATCGGCACAATCCGCCAGGCTGGCCATGCATCTGCCGTTATCCGCCCGCGTGCCGAGGTTATCCCGGCCGGTTCGCCGCCGGATTCAGCGGTAACAATTCCTGCCCTTGACCAATCGACAACGAATATGCGCGGCGGTGTCGAGGTAAACTGGATTGGAGAAGGCGGCACGAAGCCTGATACCGATGCCGATTTCCGCGAAATCAAACTGGAGCCGCAGGAGGTTGCCGGAACCATCAAGGTCACAGACAAACTTCTGCGCAACTGGGGCGCGGCTTCGCCGTTCCTTGAAGGGCAGTTGCGCAATGCCGTTGTTCAGGCCGAAGAATCAGCCTTTATGAAAGGTAACGGTGTTGGCAAGCCTCTGGGCATTCTGAATTCCGGCGCACTGATCACGGTTGCCCGGGACACTGCGAATCTTGTCAAGTTTGTTGACATTGCCGCAATGTTCTCGCAGCTGAAGATGGGCGGAAGTCAGGTCTTCATCGCCAATCAGAGCATTCTTCCGCAGCTGATCAACCTTGTTGACGGTGACGGTCGATTGATCTGGCAGTCTTCGGCACAGTCCGGGATTGCCGGTACGCTGATGGGCTATCCTGTGCTTTACAGCGAGAACAGCCCGGTACTCGGCACGACGGGCGACTTGTTGCTTGCCGATCTGTCGCACTACCTGATCAAGGACGGCTCCGGCCCGTTCGTTGCAAGCGACGGCGGTATCGTCAATTTCACATCGAACAAGACGTTGATCAAAATCTTCTTCAACGTTGACGGCCAGCCGTGGCTGAAGTCGCCGCTGAAAGGTGACGACGCGCGGGAATACTCGCCGTTCGTAGCGCTGACAGATCCGGATATCAGCTAATAAACCTCACCCCCGGCCCTTAATTGGGCCGGGTCTTTCATATTCAATTCCTTTAAGGAGAAAAAACAATGAACACGAATCAGAAATTTAGCGAAGGCGCTAACGTAACTGTTGGTGTAATTCCCGCCGCAGATATCGACACTTCAGATGTTGATTCCGCATCGGGCCTTTTTGTTTCCATGCAGGATTACCGGCGCGTTGTCGGTATCGGCGTGTGCGAAGGCCCGGGCACGACCAAAAAACTGACTGTCACACTTCTTCAGGCAACCGACGCCACTGGCGCAGGCAAGAAAGCCCTCGGCACTGCGGCTGTTGCCACAGCGGTCAGCACAGAAGCCCTTGAAGCTGTTGCAGAGGCGAACGTCGAAGATATGGATCATGCAAATGGCTTCCTCTTCGTCGGTCTGCGCGTCGGTACGGATAAAGGCACCGCCGTAGACGGCGGCGGCATCCTGGTCCGCGATCAGGGCCGCTTCAGCGAGTAAATAATCGTTTGTTGATCAACTGGCCATCGTTCAATCGGTGGCCAGCTATGAGCAAATGAGAAGGAGAAAGCCATGAAATTCAGAGTAAAAGCACCGTTTACGCATGCGGATGTGAAATACAAGACTGGGGATGTATTCGAAACCGACAGCCCCCGCACAATCGAGCGCGGCCTGCGTGCCGGTGTTCTAGCTGAATCGGGAAACAAGCCTGATTTCGTTCCGCAACAGCACGCACAGAAGAAAGAGAAAACGGCAGGCTCTTTTACCTTGGAAGAGGCTTTGGCAGATCTTGATCATGGAAATGACCTGCATTGGACCCGGACAGGCCTTCCTGACCTGAATGTGATCAAGGAACTGACCGGCCAGCTTGTCACGCGCAAGGCTCTGAATGAAGCTCACCCGGATATCGTGCGTAAATGAAACTGTCGCTCGTAACAGCCCCAGCCGATCCGGCCATTACCCTTGATGACGTAAAGCTTGATTTGCGCATCGGTACGGATGTGGACGAGGTAGAGGACGATCTTCTTGAAAGATTTATTTCTGCAGCCACGGGACTGATTGACGGGCGCGACGGCTGGCTTGGAAGGGCTTTAATCACGCAGGAATGGGCGCTGATTCTGGATTGCTTTCCTTCCTGCGACAAAATAAATATACCTCTGCCGCCGCTTCAGTCCGTCGAAAGCGTTGTCTATATCGACGCCGACGGCGAAGAGCAAACCCTTGATGAAGACGAATACCGCGTTGTCAACAGCACGGAACCGGGATTTATCGAGGCTGTAAACAGCTGGCCGCAAACAAAAGATGTCGCTGCAGCAGTCACAATCTCTTTTATCGCCGGATATGGCGATGCTGATACGGACATACCGGAAACGATCAAGCAATGGCTAAGGGCTTGCGTCGGCGAATTTTACATGAACCGTGAAATAAGCGTTTTGGGCGTCAGCATCGCGCAGGTCCCTCACTATCAGAATATGCTTGAAAATTTCAGGGTCCGATGAAACTGCAAATTGTTTTGTTTAAGTGGCGCCCGCCCGGCGTCGGTTTTGTTCTGCCTTCACAAAAGCGCGGCCATGTCTACGGCCCTGAACATGTCAACAGGGCGCATGCGGGGTTAAAAAGACACCTTCGGATGCCGTTTGAAACTGTGTGCATCACGGACGATCCAAGCGGGATTAATGAGGATATCAAGTGCCTGCCCCTGTGGGACAAGTGCCGCTATCTCGGCGGGTGTTACAACCGGCTGTATGTGTTCTCGCAAGATATGAAGTGGTTTATCGGCCCACGATTTGCCTGCCTTGACCTGGACAGCGTTATCGTTGGCGATGTTACGCCGATCTTTAAAAGGAAAGAAGATTTTATCATAAATTCGTATTATCCCGGACCGGGTGGAAACTGGTCTGACCAGACATATAACGGCGGTCTTTTTATGATGAACGCCGGCGCCCGCCGCAGGGTGTGGGACGAGTTTGATTATGAGACTTCGCCCGAAACTGTAGAGAACCGCGCAGATATTATAGGCACAGACCAGGCTTGGATCAGGGAGGTTTTGGGGCCTAGTGAAAAGCGATTCACAAAACAGGACGGCGTTTACGAGGCAAGGGATTTTAAAGACGGTCTTCCCGCCGATGCACGACTGGTTTTATTTGCAGGCTCACGCGACCCGTCGCGTACAAAATGCAAATGGGTAACGGAGCATTGGCGTGATTGAGATTAAAGACACGGTTTTAATCATTGCCCGTGGACCTTCCGTTCTTGATGTTGACCTTGCGGCGCTTTCAAAGGCAGATGCAACCAGCATAGTTATTAACGGCGCAATATATGGCGTTCCGTGGGCTGATTATCTTTTCACGCTGGATTGTAAGAACCTGAAAAAGAGATTTGATTGCGTCAACTCAAAGGCAAAAAAGGTTGCGGCCATCCCGCCCGGGTTTGCTCATAAAAGGCCGGTCAACACACAGTTTTTGAGACGAATAAAATGGCAGCCTGAAATAAAGCCGGGCTGTATCAGGACGGGAAACAGCGCTTTAGGCGCAAACGAGATGGCTATTCAGGCCGGGGCAAAGAGAGTTTTTCTTTTTGGCGTCGATCTGACGGGCGACAGCGGCGCATGGGTCGGCGGCGCGATATCACAGGGAAAATCACACTTCGAAACCGCCGTACGGTGGAAAACTTTACCGCTGATCGAAACCTACAACGTTTCAATAAACAGCCGCCTTGAAAGATACCCGCGCATAGGCTGGGCGGAATGCAGGAGAATGTTGAATGTATAATATTGTCTGTGTGCTTAAAACAGGCAAATGGACGCATCCGGGATATCCTAAAAAGACGGCCGAATACGGCGCAAACGATGTTTTGAGGCTCAAAAAACAGGTTGAAAAGCATTGCAGCGCCCCTCACAGGTTCATATGCCTTAGTGATATAGAGATTCCCGGCGTCGAAACGCTCAAGCTGCGGCATAACTGGCCGGGCTGGTGGTCGAAAATGGAGCTTTTTGACAGGTTCACGAAAGCTTTTTATCTCGACCTCGACAGCGCTGTTGTCGGCGAAATTACCGATCTTGTGACCCGGCCTGCAAAAAAGTTTCAGGTTTTAAAAAATCTGTCCTCGCCTACATCTGTTCGTATCGGGTCCGGCGTCATGAAATGGGAGGGCGATTACTCATATCTTTATGAAGAGTTTAAGAAGCGGGCGGAAGAAAATATGGCAGAATTCACGACCCCGGAATGGTGGGGAGACCAGGGGTTTATACGTGCACACCTTGAAGACTGGGAACACTTGCAGCACATCTGGCCCGGCGCGATAGTCAGTTACAACAGGGATATGAAGAAGCAGGGTGATCCTCCGCTGGGATCGAAGATTGTCTGCTTCCACGGTGAAACGAAGCCTTTAGATGTTCTTCACAAGCACGACTGGATTTTGCAGTGAAGCGTTCGCATTTTGAAATCGAGGGCATGAAAGACCTTGAAAAAAAGCTTAC